CTGATTTGATGAGCAGAGTATCTGAGTATATGCAAGAACTATCACAGCTACACAGAGTCAACTACTCCAAGCTAATCAGAATGTCAGACTTTCAACTATATTTAAGGTATTCCTTTGGGGAGAGAAAAGATATTGGGATGTACTTTGGTATAGAAGCTATCAAAAGAACTTCAAGATGTCTAGTGAAAAGAATATCGTACTAAATAACTGACTATGAAATGTAACATATACTATCATGTGAAAAGACTTGGATACAAAAAGAGACTTACACATGGCTTTAATTACTGAACTAGATAGAAGAGAACAAGAAGAAGCTAATAAGAGTGCATTCATGGCAAGTTATCAGCCACTTATGGAACAAGCTAACGAGTTCTGAAAGATACAGCTTACAAGAGACTTTGCTAAAGTTATGTGAATGGATGATGAATTAGTAAATTCTATTTACGATTATCCACCTGAATACGATAAAGCTATGCTAGATCTAGAACTCCTAAATAATGATGAAGATGTAGGAGAAATAACTGACATGAATGAAAATCACAAAATATATATTCAAGTTTATCAACAAGCATTAGATACGAAAGCAAAAGCAAGAGCAATAATGAGGAGAAAACAGGCTTTGATATTGAGTGGACAACAAAATCAGATGGCTATGATGCAATGAGTGGGACAATGACAAAGTGCAAGTACGAATCAACTTGTAAGTAATTATATCTCACAAGAGAATCAAGCAAATAGTCAACCTGAAGCTTTATGACCTACAGCATGAAATGACATACCTACAACTGAATAAGAATGATGAGTGAAAGATAAAAGACTGAATGACATCAGACTTTTGGAGACTTATCAATGACTATCTAAAGGATAGAAAAGAAGAACTACAAGCTGGCATTCTATCATGAGTAAGTGAGGATAGGAGTAAGACCATCTACAACAAGAGAGACATGGATTTGAAAGAATTAGAGGTAATAGATGACATTCTGACAATTCCACAGTATCTCCTAACAAGGATCAGTAATCAAACTGATATATCGGTGGAGGATGACCACTAATCAACATCTTTTTATTTGGTAAACTAAACAACATGACCAAAATCGTGTATGATGATGGAAGAGAAGAAGACTTCAATGAAGCTGACTTTATCTCAAGAGAAGAGCTTTCTGAAAATTACATTTCTAAGGATGATGTAGCTGAAAACTATGTCACTAAAGAATTGTATGACAAAAAGAAGAAGCAAGCTAAAGAGGCTTTTAAGCAGAAAGACTTAGCTGAAAAAGCTACAGCTGAAGTGGATAAAGCTGAATTAGAAAAAACTATTGAGGAAAAAGTAAGTTTCAAAGCTAAACATGGATTTGAAGAAATCCCTGCAGAAATTCTACAGATCCGTGAGAGTAATCCTAACTTAACATGGGAACAGGCTTATAGAGTAGCTGACTATCATGAAGTAAGCGACTCAAATCCTAATCCATGAAGAGAAAGGATATGAGAGATAGAGAAGAAAGAAATCTCTTATGCAGAATTAGCAGAGCTAGCTGAGAAAAATCCAGCAAAGTATGATGAAATTGCAAAAGGGATAGAAAGCTGAGCTATCAAACAGATTTAATTCTTTAATTTAATTTAGCATGGCTAAAAAGAAAGAAGAAATTTCTATAGATGCAGTAGAAACTGAAGAAGTGGAAGCTGAAGAAGTAGAAACTGCTAAAATAGAAAAAAAGTCTGAATGAAAAGTTTGGACTGAAGAAGAGCTTGCTGTATTACCTAGAGAGGAATTTCAAAAGGTAGAAGCTGACATCAGAAATGGTAAAGCTACAGTAAAGCCAAGATTTGAAGACTAGACTAAACTACAAGGAAGAAGAGCTAAATTTAATTTAACTCTTTAACCAATATTAAACATGGCACAAATTGATCAAGTTAGAAGTATTTTGGAGGCAGAACTTCGCAGAAAATTATCTGATACTCCTAAAAAACCTTTTATGAGATTCGCTAACTACGAATTTGAGGGACAATTAAAAGCTGGATGAGACACAGTTTCTGTACCTGTATCTCCAAAAATCACTTTAACAGATGCTTCTGGAAATGGACAGCCAGCTACAATTAGAGCAAACTCTTTGGCTGACATTACTGCATCTGATAGAACTATTACTAAATCAGATTTGGTAATTAACAAATTGCATCAATACAGAGAAAAATTCTCTGATCTAGAAGAAATCCAAACTTTGTACTCTATCAAAGGAAACAGAGTAAAGGATTTGGTAAATGGAATAGATACAGCTATTGAAACATCTATCATTACTATGTTGGATGCTTTCTTTGCTGCTACTTCTGCTCAGACTACTACTATTGCTAGTATGTCAGTAAGTACAGTTGCTAAAGACATTATGGGACTTAGAACTATGCTATCTAAGAAAGAAGTACCTATGGAAGATAGAATCTTAATCGTATCTCCTGAAGTATCAGCTATTATCGCTCAAGCTGGTATCTTAGCTGGAACTGAAGTAGCTGCTGATGCTGCTGTAGAAGGATGGTTAGGTAAATTCGCTGGATTCTCTATCTATGAATCTAACTTAATTACTCCATCTGGAGAAGGAGCTCCTGCTGCTTACATTTATGCTTTCAGAGCTAAATCTTACAACTATGTAAGACAATTACTCAAAGCTAAAGTAACTGAAGCTGAAGGTGGAATGTACTACAACATTCTTGGACAAGTTGCACATGGAGGAAAAGTATTTGACCAAAATGCTGAACAACTTGTAAGAGCTTCTGTAACTGCTCTTGCTTAGTAAGGATGGGAGGACTTACTCCTCCCCTCTTTAATAAATAGTTTGTTTTAACTTGTTATTTATTATTGAGCTAATGACAATTCAAGACTTATTGGAAGAAGCATACGAAGATACTAATACTTCTATAGCTAACTATCCATACACTAAAGGACTAAAAAAGCTGAATGAAATCTATTCTGAGATGTACAGAATGATAGTAACTACTCAGGAAGACTATTTTTGGACTTATTGGACTACTGATTTACAAGAATGAGCTAGAGAATATAAAGTAGAAAGAGAATGGACTTCTTATGAAGATCCTGATACATGAGATACTGTATATGTACCATGAATAGAGAAAGTAAAGAAAGTAATAATCCGAACAGATGAAGAAAATAGCTATGAATTACCTGAATTATCAGACTTGGAAGAATCTATGTGAATGAAAGGATGGAAGCTAAAGGATAATCATATCTTTTTGAATTGGACTCCTGACAAAGATATAGAGAACTGACTAGAGATACAATGAATACAGAATATAAATCCTGTAGAAGCTACAGATAATATTGAAGATTCTATATTCCCATGACATTCAGACTTAAAACAATTCCATAAAGTTTTGATGGACTGATTAAGAGCTGAACTATGGGAACATAAACAAGATTTTGAGAAATCTGATAGAGCAAAAGCAAGATATGAAGAATGACTAGAGAAAATGAAGAGATATATCTCTCAAAGAGTACAAAGTATTTATTATTCTGATGTACAAAACTAATGGCAATAGATAACTTAAACTTTTACTCAAACTGATTACCTGCTGGACAGCTAACAGATAAATATTCAAGCCAACCATGATGTCTAAAGTCTAAAAATTTAGACATCTTTTCAAGTAGTAAGAGTACGAAAGCTACAGCATGGAGTACACCTACTCAATGAGATGCTGATGTGATAAAGCAAGACTGATATTTGGTGCTAAAAACTGACTGAAAGGTATATAGGAGAGTTCTCTGAGTAGATACTCTACTTGTAGATCCTAGTGTAAATTTCCCTGTAAATAAAGTCTCTTATACATGAGAGGACTGACCATATAATGATGCAGAATGGGGGACAGTACAGGATATGGTGGTAAAATATGAATGAAATGAATGGAAATCTTTTGTAGTATATACAGATAGAGCTAGTTTTACATATAGCAAGACTAAATTTGTATGGAATAAGAAAGTAACACGATCAAGTGGATTACATTATAATGAATGACCACGATGAAATGGATATTGGAATTTTAATAAAACAAGTAATTCTAGTGCTGAAGAAATAGAACTTGCAGTAGAGTGAAGTCCATTCTCTGAAATACCTATTAGAATTTATGCAGATGAATATGAGTCAAGTGATACTAATATTAGGATTAGGAATATAGAATATAGAGATTATAAATATTATTATGATGGACAATTAGACTCAATGGCCATATATCCGACAATATCTTCAAGAACAGTACAAGTAACAGGAGATATAACTCAGCAATGATGACTCCAACTAACGATTCCTGTAATACCTACATATAAAGATAGGACAAGGATTATAATAACTTTTGACTTCATAAGGAAAGAGTGAGTAACTTCATGATATGCATGGAGTGGTAGATTATACTTTGATGCTAACAGCCCTACAGAATATCCTACTTGGAGCATGTATAACTCAGATGGTACAAAATCAGACTGAGACTGTAATTACTACTATTCTTATCTACCTGTAAGAGAAAGAAAGCTATTAAGTATAGGAGATTATGGATATAGTCAGACTTATTGGATGAAATGACAGACTTTTCAACCTCTCTATAAATGGATATGAACTTGGAGAGAAGTATTATGAGAGAAAAAGATAGTGTATGACTTTGTAACAGATATGGGATGGGAGACTGATCCTGCAATGGATATAATCTGACTCATGATTTGGAATGAACAAGTCTATATGATATGAAATCTAGACTGAAACTGATATATAATACCTTGCGACTTATCATGAGGTAAAGGTACTCCATATATAGCTTATGGATGTGAGTTCTTATGAGTGGCTAATATAGACTATCTAATGTATTTAGTATGAGAAGATAGAGGAATAAGTCAATTATGGGTATATAACTGACAGGAATTAGTAGCTATACTATGAGGGACTGAAGAAAAAAGCTCTAAAAATCTGATAGATAACACAGAACAATATAAATTTGACTGAAAAATGGTAGAATATAGAGATGATTTGATTCTATCTACTTCAGATCATAGGATATTTGCTTACTGACAAACATTCTGAGGTAAAGGATGAGCATTTATTCATGAATTACCATGAGCTATAAAGGAATTAAAAGCTGACTGAAACGATCTAACAGTAAAATACACAGTAAGTAGTACAGATTATGTAACTACTCTCCAAGATGATACACCAATTAAGAACTATAATACAGAATGGATGGCAGAATATCCTATAGCTTTGTGAAACCACCTACTAGAGAAAGAAGAATCTGATTTATATTGTAGTTATATCTTACCTAGTGCTAATACAAGTCTAGAGTTTTGGGGAATGGCTAATCACTATCACTTTTGGACATTTACAAGCTCAGATAGTTATGCATTCTCTACAGCTGCAAGCTATAAGATGAAAGGATGTACATGAAATTATGTTTTGAAGTATATAGAGACAAATGAAAATCAATATACATTCAGATTAGAGTGAGATTTACCAGTTCAGACCACTAACGATATGAAAATAACAGACACAGAATGAACTGAGCTGATAACTTATTCAGAATACAACCATTTCAGAAAAATAGGAGAGATTACAACGACAGAATACCAAGAATGAGAGTTTAGATTCCATAATCTGAATAATAAGCTAGAGCTACCAAAATCTCATAGCTTACAGATCATGGTAAAAGGTAAAGGAACAGCTAACTATACACCTGAATTATTTGCTTTAGATTTAGTTGCTAATCAAAGAGAGAGATGATAGTATATACAGGAAAGCAATACTGAAATGATTTCAATAATGGAGATGAAGCACTTTTTCAGGATGCTAACCGACCAAGAGATGATGATAAATTTAAGATAAAGCCATGAATGCAGAGTGGGAAATGGGATTTTAGATGAGCTAATAAGAACACAGACTTATCACAGATAGTAGTAAAATGATGATCTACAGTACCATGAACATCTGACTGAAGCTATTTGAAGTGGACTGTACCTACATTAAAAGAAAAATGGACTGCTAGTGAATTTGTAAGTCTCTGATTCCCCGCAGCATCTATGAATAATTCAATATTAGAAGCATTACAGGAAGCAAAAGCTAATAATCCTTATGTAGCAGTAAAAAGCTGAACTATAAAATATGTATCATGAGGAAACCAGACTAGCATGAATTGACAATATCTAGAAGTATTAAAATCATGACTGTATATAGTACAAGCATCATGACAATTCTGATTCCCTAGTGGCTATAGCAGTAGTTCATCTTATCAGTATAAGTATTGGGTATCTATAGCAATAGAGAATAATGGAGTATTCCAAGAGGCTGCTACAAATGTAGCTAGATGTTGCTGAAATTGGGACACTCAGAATTGTTTATATATATCATGGATAGAACAGGGGACTAAATTAGTTCCAATGACAGCTCATACCTATACTTCAGGAACTACATTTGTGGTACAATGAATAAGCATGATAAGGCTATGATAGAAAATCCACCAAAAAAGAAAATTTGAGTATAATGCCACCAACTTTATATTGGTGGCTTTTTATAAATGCGAAAAAGTAGAGAGAAATCTGATACTATATGGAAAGCT